AAATATCAATGAGGATGTTATTGATTGTCTTTGTTCAGTCAATGGGTATGAGATCGAAACATTAAATGATGTTTGCAACTGGAAGTTTGGCATGACGTGTGAACAGATGTTGGAAGAAATGAAAGGAGAATGCTAATATGAAAATATTTGTTAGAGGAATTAGTGATAAATTTGTTAAGGGTGAATTAAAAGCGATCATCCGCGAGTATTGCGAGTACGAAAGCGTCTATGCAAGGGCTGATTTTTCAAAAAAGGGAAACTTGAAAGGCGTTAAGATCTATCCGGTCGGCTCAATGATGCTTATCGGATACATCTCATATGATGTGGTTTCAGGAAAACCGACAAGCTACGCACTCATCAATCGCCGCCAAGTTGTGAAAACATACGTGTTAAAGGAAGGGAGATACTTTTTATGAAGTATAAAACGGTGAAAGATGTTATTGAATTTGTACGGGAGTTAAGGGCAACAGATACCGTAGATAACTTATTAAGTATTCACTTAGAATTTTATGAAGGTGATGATTTTGTTGGTGAACTAGATAAAAATATGTATTCAGGATACATAATCATATCTCTAATAGGCAAATATTTATCAGATTATTTTGTAACTGATTTTAAAATTGAAATGCGTGAGTATTGTATTGCCTTTGTATTAAACATCAAAAACCCATCTAGTATTTAATACTAGATGTTACAGAGGTGATAACGAGATGAAGAACAACTTTATAAAACTGATTGAAAACATCCTGAACACATCAAAGGGAAGCAACGTTATTTGCTTCCATGACTATGTGACAGGAAACCGGACTTTTACCACGGTTCATGAGATTCGATTAAATAGAGATCGATATATTATTACCATGGTTGAAGCAGATGGAGAGGGGGTGACATTTCATGGATACATCCAGAGGAGCATGTGGAAGTGATCGACTTTCATTTAAGGCAGTGGAACGCAGGTTGCTGCATTACGGGCGGACGATCGTAAGCGAGCGCTATAAAAATTACATGGCTTGTATTAAGTGGATCGAAAAGCGCAATAATATTCGGTATTTTCGCGTTGAAACGGAAGTAAAGAGAATTGATGTTGCAAGTAGAGCGCATAAAGTATTTTCACACTGGGTAATTGAACTTTGTGTATAAAATTTTAAAATAACATCATAATCACATAATAATGTGATATGATATACACAGAAAGGGGGTTAAGGTAATGCGAGGAGTTACGAGAAAGGTACCGTTTACCGAGGTCGTTTGTCTTTTAAAAGAAGAAGGAAACTTAACTGAACGAACATTTATTTATGAAGGCGAAGCATTGACCGATGTACAGGCGCGCAGACGCATCAAAAAGGAAACGCAGGCCGAGGTTATGATTAAAGATGTTGCTGTGCGGTATGTGCGTGCAACGGTATCAATGAGTGCTTTCCTCGCAAACGCTGTAATTGAGGAGTTATGAACATTGTAGAAATGCTGAGAGCGATACTGGATGTTCCTACCGATTTTAAAGTGTTTGTGAAGGATGAAAAGATGAAAGCGGCTAAGTTTGTTGCGATTGATGTACAAAACAGACAGATTATTATTTTTGCAGAAAGAGAGGAAAAATGAAAATGGAAGAAAACAAAAATGCTGTTGCTGTGATTACAGAGGAAAACGAGGTTTTACGCGATAAGGATTATGCGGCTATTTGGAGTGGCGAGAGTGAAGCACTGATCGGTCGTGATTTCACGACTTATTCAACAGAAGACTTCCCGGAAATGTTGGAGCGAATGACCGGGGATATTATCAAGTTGCAGGATGCTTTAAATACCACAATTGAAGTTGAAAACATCTATATGGAAAACGTGCAGATGGCGGACAACAAAACCGGCGAATTGAAGGTATTACCGCGAATTCTGCTGTTTGCAAAAGATGGTAAGGTTTACAGTTGTGTTTCTGTAACTGCCTTTAATTCACTGACAAAGATCTTCAAGTTCATGCACATGCCGCATAAAGGCGATACATTGAAGCTGATTCCGAAGAAGTCAAGCCATGGTGAGAAACAGTTTTACAGTTTTAAAGTTTTGAATAAATAAGGGGGGGTTGACTTATGCGCTGGACGCGCACGCAATCTCAAAAATTAAAAAGCGCGGTTACAAAGTTTAACCGTATGCGTGGTGTAGAAAAGCGAAGAAATCCGCTTGCGGGTGAGTATCTTCCGCCTAAAATGAATTTTAAGGAGCTGGAAAAAACACTTGCGCAAGGAACATCACGTGATTATCGACTGTTTTTGAAGCAGCTTGAAAGGGGAAGCCGTCCCGGCGCGCTAGGAATTGCGCCGGGTGCGGCTTTTGTTACAAAATGGGAGATGCGAGAGGTGGAATTAACGCGCCGCCGCAATTACCAGCGAATGTTAAGACAGGAAAAGAAAGCGAGAGAGAAAGCAAAGCGGTTACGTGGAAAAGCAAGAAAGCGCGCCGAAGTCGAAGCAGAAGCGCTGAGAAGAGCGAGAGTACAGACGAAACCGGACGTTTCTAAGATGAGCACTGAGGAATTCAACATATATGTAAATGCGATCATGCAGACGAACACGGAAGGTGTCTTAAGAGAGATCCAACAGAATGATAAAGAGCATTACTTACTAGCACTCACAAGAGAGTATGGTGGCGGCCTTTCAAAAGATGATGAATTATATAAGTTGATCGAATCTTTACCCGCTGATATCGTTTCAAACGCAACCTTTTATGACGATCTGTTAGATGTGGACGCGGTATATGATGAAGATGATGACGGCGGTAAGATGGAAGCAATTCATGCGCACTGGATCCGGTATCTATATGATATAGGGTATGAGTATTAAGCGCTACGTACTGGACACTGAAACCACGATCGAAGAGGAGCCACGTGTTTGGTCATGGGAAGCGCTGGAAGTGGGAGATGTCGATCATCCGATTCGGGGTATCTCAATAAATGGTTTGATCGAGTGGCTAGCACAGGCGCAGAAGGTCGTGTATATTCATAATCTGAAATTTGATGCAAGCTATATATTATCGTATCTATTTCAGATTGGCTTTGAACACACCGAAGAACGGACATTGAATGAGAGAGAGTTTTCAACTTTGATATCCGATACCGGTGTTTACTATGTGATTGATATCCGTTTTGAAAATGGTGTAAAGTGTCGGTTGTTGGATTCCTACAAGATCATACCGATGAAGGTTGAAGATATGGCGAAAGCATACGGGTTAGCGTTCCGCAAGCTTGAAATTGACTATGCGAAAGAAAGACCGGTAGGTTATCAGCCTACGGAACATGAGTGGGCATATCAGCATGCGGATGTTGCGATCCTCTCATTATCGCTAACACATATCTTTAATGCCGGATTGAAGCGCATCACACAGAGTTCAAACGCCATGACTGACTATATAAACATGACCGGGGGAAAGCTGTTCCGCAAGAGATTCCCTGAACTTTCCGTGGAATTAGATCGGTATTGTCGGAACGCTTATTTCGGTGGTTCCACACAGGTTGGCGAAAGGTTCAAAGGAAGGATTCTTGGAAATGGGCTTGTTTTTGATATTAACAGCTCGTACCCGTGGGCAATGCGCTATTGTTTGTTGCCGTATGGCGAACCGGTATATTATGAAGGGGAGTATGTGTCGGATGATCGTTATCCTCTGTATATTGCAAGGTTTTCATGTTGGTTCAAGTTAAAGAAAGATCATATCCCCTGTGTCATGGGAAAGCATATGTCGCGCTTCAAGTACGATAAGTTTTTAACAGACAGCAGGGGAGAGATCGTTGAAATGACATTAACGAGTATTGATATCGCACTTCTGTTCGAGCAGTATGATGTAAAGTGTGTCACATGGATCGATGGTTACAAGTTCAAAGGAAGCAAGCAACTATTCAAGGATTATATTGATAAATGGTATCGAGAGAAAGAGCAAGCCACGATCAGCGGCAATAAACCGATGCGATCGATCGCGAAGGATATGATGAACAAGCTAAGCGGTAAGTTTGGTGTAAAGCCAAAGCTGTGGAAAAAAGTTCCATATTATGATGGGCGTATCCGCTATCGACTATCGGATGAAGCGGATGAGCCATCGCATAAAGGGTATGTCCCGGTCATCGCGTTTATTACAGCGTATGGACGAGATAAGATCATTCGAGGAGCGCAAGCAAACTTTGAACGGTTTGTTTATATGGACACAGATAGCTTGCATCTGTTGGGTTGGGAAGACCCGGTTGGAATAGAAATAGATGATGTGAAGTTAGGTGCTTTTAAATGCGAAAACAGGTTTGTTCAGATAAAAGCACTGCATGCCAAGTGCTACATTGAAGAGATCCTTTGTGACGAAAAAGAAAAGGAAAGTTTGATACGAAAAGAGGTGAAGAAAGAGGGGGACTTTAAAAGGTATGAAGATGGATATACCTACACAAAAGTAACTGTAGCTGGATTACCTGCGAATTGTCATGAACAGGTTACCTTTGACAACTTTAAGGTTGGCGCTATTTACACAGGAAAATTGCGTCCAGATATGACAAGCAATGGTATTTTGCTGAAAGAAACAGCTTTTGAAATAAAAGATGTTGATTAAAGGATAAATGTGTGTTACTATAAAGTTACCAAAGCGCGGGTGCTTTGGAGCGAATGGAGACATATATTTATTTGATCGGTTTACAGTTATTTTGCCAAGCGGTTAGTTCCGTATAGCTGTGATTTGGTGGTGGCACACCCCGTGATATGTTATATGTCTCCCTTTTATTATGATCGATGAAAGCTTATATATCAATTTTAGAGAGATTGATGGTTATAATGTACCATATAACATCATTTCCACAACGCGTGGTTATGGTAAGACATACGGAATGAAGAAAAATGTGATAAATCAGTGGGATAAACACAAAAAAAGGTTTGCTTATTTGTTCCGCAGGCCGGTAAATCTTCAAGAATTAGCAGAAAGTGGAAGTAACCCTTTCTCAGATTTCAACGAAGATAACGGGCGATCGATTTACTGGAAAAGACGCGGATTTTTTGAACAGACACATGATGAAGAAAGCAAAAAAGACATAGAAAATCAGATCGGTTATAACTTTATCATCAGTAAATATTCAAGTTATAAGCCAAGTAGTTACCGTGATGTTTCGCGCATATGGTTTGACGAGTGTGTGATAGAGCACGACAGCGAAGAAACCTATTTGACAAAGGAGCCGGATAAGCTACAAAATATTTGTGATACGATCATCCGAAACAGAGATGATGTAAGAGTTTTCCTTACTTGTAACGCCTTGGAAGCATATAACCCATATGCCATAAAGTGGGATCTTCAGATCCCGCGCGATGGTTCCTATATATGGGTATCACCAAACAGAATGTATCTGGTTTATTTCCGAGTTCCGCAGGAATTTATTGAAGCGCGTAAAAATACGCTGTTTGGTAAAGCGGTGAGTGAATTAGATTATGCAAAATTTAGCTTTGGGAATCAATTTGTTAGCGGAAACGATCTATTTATCATAAAAAAGCCGAAAGGTTGCAAGTACATGTTTACGATCAATTCAGAAAGTTACCCGCTCGGGGTGTGGACAAATGGTCGATATATTTATATCGACAAGGATTATCAAAGTACCTACCCGATCATCATGAGTGTTTCCATCATGAATCAGACGATCGGCGGTGCATTGATCGGCACATCGAATAAGATGTTTCAACGACTGGTTTTGTACATGAGAAATGGGTTAATATTTTATGGCGATAGAGATGTTAAAGAAATTTCTATTGCAATTTTTAAAAAGTACCTGTAATATATAGGTAGAAAGGAGATGTTATTTATGGATGCGAATTTTATTGTTGAAATTTTTCAGAACTTGGGGGTTCCGGTTGCCTGTTTGGTATTCTGCGGGTGGTTCATCGTTCGACAGGACACGAAGCACCGTGAGGAAGTGGACAAGCTGACAACCACCATTGAAGCGAACACCGAAGCAATCAGCGACATCAAAACGATGATTCAAACTTTTATGGATTACATGTCAAAAATGAATGTAGGAGGTGAATAAGATGCGAAAGCTGTATGCAGACATCAGCGAGCATAACAGTGTAACAAGCTTAAGCGCTTTAGATGGTGTCATGATTCGCGCCGGGTATGGTGACGAAGCAGGCGGCGCGGTCGATAAGAAGCTGGATCAGCATGTAAAACTTGCAGAGAAAGCAGGGATTCCGTATGGCTTTTACTGGTATGGATACAGTCAGACACCAGAGCAGGCAAAGAGCGAAGCGGCTTTCTGTTTGAAGACGATCAAAAAGTATAAACCGACACTGCCGATCGCTTATGACCTGGAAGATGGTGACGGCTATAAAGCCGCCCATGGGGGCATCCCATCGAAAAGCGTAAATACCCAGATCGTTATTAATTTCTGCGAAGTGCTGGAAGATGTCGGGTATTATGCGATGTACTATGTGAACTATGACTGGTGGGCAAACCGTGTCAATCACACAAAACTTGAAGATTATGCACTTTGGCTTGCATGGTGGGGTCGCGATACGAAACCGGATGTAGGAAGCAACGAGTATATGTGGCAGTATACCTCTGATGGAAAAGTGGAAGGCATCAGCGGACGTGTCGACCTGAACTATTGCTACGTGGATTTCGTGAGCGCGATCAAAGAAAATGGATTAAATGGCTACACCCCTACCGGTTCCGGTGGTACAAACACAAACACAAAACCAACTACCGGTATCAAAGTTGGAGATAAAGTAAAAGTGTTGAAGGCGGTTCAGTATGACAACGGTAACACGTTCGGGGTTTATTACAATACCTATGATGTGATCGAAGTAAAAGGAGATCGGATCGTGATCGGCATCGGAAACACGGTTACCGCTGCCGTGCATCGGAAAAACTTGAAGAAGGTGTAACATGCGATATATTCCAAAAGCTTTACCGTATAACACATCAAGGTATGATGCAATTACATTTTATGAAAAGGAAAAATACTTGTGCGAACAAGCGTTGAAGGAAGAGCCGGACAATGAATACTTCAAAGATTGTTTGAACACGATCACGCTATACCTTATGATGTTACAAAAAAGCGATGAAGAGATCGTAAATCGTTTGGAGATCTGAGATGCAACCGGGACAAAAGTTAGTTGCGAATGATGGACATCAGGTATTGCTATTCCCGTTACCGGTGATGAACATCACACAGACATCCAGTCCGAGCAGCTTTTCTCACTGCTGTGGTCATCCGTTTGACTGTGTGGGAAATAATGTGAGAGCGCCTTATTATGCGCCGTGTGATTGCCGCCTGTATTATACGAACGGCGCGAGTGTGGGAAATTCCCGAAGCTGGGTGAGCATTGAGCCGGTGCATACTCCATCCGGGTTAAAGTATGTTAGCTTTCAGTTCACACATGACAACGCGCCGCCGTATTCAACGATCGGAACGGTGGTGCGACAAGGGCAACTGATCGGGCGAACGGGGACAGCTGGGTTTGTTACCGGCGATCATGTGCATATCGATCAGGCAAGCGGGCAGGATATACCGATGATATCCAGCGGTATCACCTGTTCCGGCGGCAACCTATGTTATATGTTGTCTGGATCTGAACAACCGTATGATATCTTTTATATCAATGGTACCAGCATCATAAACGATATGGGATTAAATTTTCAAGAGTACAGCGGCGGGGTGTCCCCGGGCGGGACACCATCAAAAATGAAATTCATGTATTATTTAAAAAGGAGATGGTAACATGAGAACAGCATCAGAGCATACCGCGCGATTAGCCGAACTGCTGGACATCGTAGGAGATGAAAACAGGGAAGCAGTTGAAGCAGTGATGGACGATGTGCGAAACGACTATGAGGAAGCAACCGGATATTTAGCGAAGTATGGGAATATCACCGATGGAGCCTTTGAAGCAAATGATGATTATGCGACAAACTGGCGCGAAAAATATGAAGCTGAGAAAGAGCGATATAGAAAGCGTTGGATGGATGGTATCGATGTGGTGGAGAAAGCAGAGGAAGCTGATATTGACCCGTCCGGCGCGGATGAAACAAAGATCAGAAGTTATGCGGAACTTCTGGGGCGAGAGGAGGAATAAGAAATGCCAACAATTCCAGCGAAAGCAACACAAGTAAAAGCGACAAATGCTGATTATTTAAACAGCATCCGAACAATGTCAAGTGATTATTACCGCGCGAATGTACCAGAGGTGCAGGCGATCGTAAATGATTATGTGCGCATCGGTAGTATGATCGTGGATAATCCGATCTTGAGAAATGAATTTTATACGAACCTGGCGAATCAGTTTGCGTTTATCTTCGGCACATCCAAGGTGTTCCGCAGTCGATATGCGGCATATCATAAAGGGGTGTTCAGTCTGGGTGAACTGGTAGATGAATACTTTGTGGAGATCGCAAAGCCGAACCGATACAATCCGGCGATTGCTGAAACAGAGGTATTTAAGCGCGTAAAAGATAATGTTCATAGCGCCATCTATGAAACAAATGTAAAGTGCTTCTATAAGTCGACCATTCAGGAGCAGAACCTGCGTGCTTGTCTGACGCGAGAGGGCGGTGTCTATGACCTGATCGGTTCGATCATTCAGAGCATGAGTAATGGACGCGAATATGATGATATGAACATTATTAAATATCTGCTCGGTCGGTTGGTTCTGGACGGCAAAATTAAGGTGGTAACGGTGCCGGATGCAACAGCAGAAGAAGCAACGGAAACGACATCAAAGCAGGTTGCAAAGATCATGAAAGAAAACTTTGATAACATGACATTCCCGCGTGCTGACTTCAACTATGCCGGTGTCATTAACTGGAGCGAGCCGGGCTACATGCGATTCATGCTGACAACCAAGTTCGGTGCAACCTATGACATCGATGTACTGTCGGCGGCATTCCAGCTGAACTATGCGAACTTCATGGGGCAGGTCGATAAAGTAGACGATCTCACAAATGTGGACTTTACACGCTTGAATGCGTGTCTGGTAGAAGCAGGACAGACACCGGTTGCCGAGTACACCGCAGAGGAAATTACAGCGTTGAAAACGATCGTGGCATTCAACTTTGACGAAGCATTCATGCAGATCTATACGCGTCTGATCGAGTGGGGAGAGATGCCAAACCGGGAAGGTCTGTACTGGAACAACTGGCTTCACTTCTGGGGTCTGTATGCATCCAGCCCGTTTGCTCCAGCTGTTGCTTATGCAACGCAGAGCGGATCTGTAACAGGTGTTGAGGTATCACCAACAGCAGTAACGCTTGCCGTAGGAGCATCGATCTATCTGGAAGCAACCGTGGAAGGAACCGGCTTCTTCTCAAAAGATGTCACTTATGAATCTAGTGCGGAAACTGTTACCGTGGATGCAAACGGTCGTGTTCACAATGAATCACTCACATCTGGAACAGCAACGATCACCGTTAAGAGCAAACAGGATCCGAGCAAAACGGCAACTTGTACGATCACGGGTGCATCGGTAACCGCATAATGATACAGATCGGTGACGTATCTTCGATACAGCCGCAAACAGATGTAGCATTGTTGAAGGGAGTACAGTGTGAATTGATGGAAGATACGCTGTACTTCTCTTCTGCATCTGCGCAATATAACTATTTTTGGGGCAAACGCGACACAACATTGACATGGACGCAAAGTACACCCGTTAGCGTCATGAATGGTGTATTGAATGTGAAAGCAAATGCAGATAAAGTGATGGAGTGTAATTATCTGATGATTCGCAATCAAAACTTTTCTCAAAGATGGTATTATTGCATCATCACAAAAGTAGATTATTTAAGTCCGAACAGTTGCCAGGTAAGGTTTACCGTGGATGCAGTGCAGACATACTTTTTCGATTATAAGGTAGAGAACGCGTTTATCATCCGCGAGCATGTATCTGATGATACGATCGGTGCGCACACGATCCCGGAAGGGTTGGAAACCGGGGAGTATCTGATCGACAGTATCGTCACACCTAAAACAACATGGTTTACTGATTTTGTAATCGCTATATATTCCACATATGATAGCAATATACAACCGGTGGACGGTGCTATCAGGGATAATATGTATAGCGGGGTAGCACCTCAATTTTTCGAAGCGACATCAGATGGAGTATCAGCCGCTAATAAACTATTACAGGCGTTGGTTGAAGATAACAAGAGTGATAGCATCGTAGGTATATTATGGATCCCGAAAGCCTTCAAGGATGGTGTGACAGCTACGCTAAGCGCAGATAGGCCAACTTCCTTAAATGGTTATACACCACAAAACAATAAGCTATTTACATATCCATATGTAAATTGCGTTTTATCGAATAACAATGGCGTAAATCAAACCCTGATGTTTGAATTATCGGAAAATAGAGCCCAAATAAGGCTTACCTACAAAACAGCCATGAGTTGCAATCCATCGATCATATGTATACCGGTAAATTATAGGGGGCATGATTATGATATTGCTAGTAAAGTTATTCAAACAGGCTTTCCTATGTGCGCCTATGCGATCGATTCATACAAAGCGTATCAGGCAATGAACGGTGGGGCTATTGCAACCGGTGTTTCACAGGCGCAAAGTGTGGTAGGAGCAACCGCACAGGGAGCAACAAGCGGCGCGGCAATGGGTGCCGCACTGGGAAGTGTAATACCGGGACTTGGAAATGCCGCTGGTGCCGCTGGCGGTGCGATTCTCGGTGGACTGACTGGTGCCCTTTCTTCATTGGGTCAGGTGCAAGGGAAGATGGATATGCCGCTAGTGGCATACGGGACAAGTGGTGGAAATGCACAGTATCAAGTATTCGATGATTATCCGGAACTAGCAACAATTTGTGCTTACGTTCAGACGATCCGTGCAGAGTATGCGCGCTGCATTGATGATTTCTTTACCATGTACGGTTATAAGGTGAATCGACAGGGGATCCCGAGTAGACACGCAAGAGCGAGTTTCACTTACACGCAGTGTTCGGATATCCGCATCGGCGGTAATGTACCGCAGGTTTACATGGAGCAGATCGCCGCACGCTATAAAAGCGGTATTCGATTCTGGGCAGACACGGCGAACTATCAGAATTACCGAGTGAATAACAGTCCTTTAGGAGAGTGAGATGAATGAGCACAAACAAATGGAACTATAAGAATCAAAAGCGTTTAAATAACATTTCCTATTTGATGTGGTTCGACTACTTGGCGGCATTGTGTCAAGCGCGTTTTAAATGGGAACTACCGGATACCGCGAATGAAGAAATGCTGGAGCGGGCAATGTTTCGGAACGCAAAAGCTGTTTTCTTTCAGGATGAAGGTTTAGTAACAGAAGATTCACCCGGTATCGTAACACTTCCGTTTATGCAAACGTCAAATTTCACCATCTATGGGTATCCAAAAGAGTTGAAGCCTTTTAGTTATTACACCGGCGCACCGAACTATGATTATATTCCTATTTCGGATTGCGTTGTGTGTTTTGCTAACATCGGTCGATATTCAGACTGGACGATCGTAGATTACTATGCAAGCCGGCTTTCCGATGCACAGCGAACGATTGACATCAACCTTGCGCAGCAGAAGTCGATTGCCGGGGTGATGGTAGGAAGTGATGCACAGAAAAAAAGCATGGAAGCTGTTATCAAGCGTATCTCTGAAAATACACCGTTTATCGTTGTAGATAAAGATATGTTCGATATGGCTGCGCTGAATCCATCCAGCAATTCATTTATAAATATTCGCTTTGATGTGCCGTATATCGCAGATAAAGTACAAGTGTATATGCACAACCTGATAAATGACTTTCTTACAAAAATCGGTATCGAAAACACAACGCAGGACAAGCGAGAGCGCATGGTTGCCGATGAAACAAATGCAAACATCGGGTCTGTTGAGATGGCGCGAAGGATCGCAATGCGCCCAAGGGAAAAAGCCGCGAAAGAAGCTTCAGAAAAATGGGGGGTAACTATCAGTGTGGAGTTCAATTCACATCTGAAAACACTGCTTAATGAAGCGTTCGATATCTTTAATGAGGAAGATGTCGATGCCATGGAAACAAGGGGGGGTTAAGATCGATGATAAATCATAGCTTACCACAGTACACGATCACCATTGATTACATCATCAGGGGGTTATTGAACACCGAGTTTGAGCACACGCTGACGGACGCAGAAATAAAAGAGGCATTGCCGCTTATCTTTGATTTTGATTATGGAATCGATAGTCAGTATAAGATGTTTTTTGAGTACAGCTTTATCCGGCATTATCTGTTTCGTGAGATCGCGGTAACACCATTTGAGCGATGGAAACAGTATTTACAGGAATTTTGCTTTGCAAACTATAAATATATTGAGGTGGTATGCAAAGCGGCGCAAACAGATTTTAACCCACTAGTAACATTTAGCTACACAGAGGACGGCGTAAGCAATCGAAAGACAAACGAGCAAAGCAACAGCACAGGAAACACAGAGAACGAAACAACCAACACAGGTGCAGGACAAGAAGTAAACAGTGCGTTCCCGCAGGCAACACTGAATGATATGGATTATGCGAGCGGCTCAATACAGACAGAAAGTAACGACCACTCACAATCCAGTGGAACAAACACGATAAACGCAGAGCGTGACGCAACAGATGATTACACAAACCACATCGAGCGAAAAGGGAATCAGGGGATCAGTGTAAGTGAGCTGCTAAAAAGCTTTTATCTCAATGGCTTCCCGCTGATGTCGGCGCTGTATAAATCGGCGAACTATCTATTTTTCTCGGTATACTGAAAGGAGGTATAACATGGGTAAGAAGATAAACACAAGCGGACCATCAAGCGGTTTTATAGCAGATCCAACGATCACCCCGTTCCCTATTAACTGGAACAGATTGAACAAGATCCGCTTTGAAGATGCGCCAACAGACTATATTTTGCTTTGCAAACTTGCGGAAAAATATAATGAGATTGTGGAAGCCACTAACTCACTGGAAGAAGCAATGGAGCAGTTCTTTGCGTGGGCGCAAGAGAACTTAGGTGAATATGCGCAGAACTATTTGCAACAGTTGTTAGAAAGTGGACAACTGACAATTGATGTGCTTTATAACGCGCCGACAGAGACTCTGCGTTTTGTGTTCGGAAAGGGGGAATGATTATGCCGGATGTATCACATTTAGAATTTACAAGCGGAACATATGATATTAAGGATGCTGTTGCTAGGGATGAGATAACTAAGATTTTAGCGTCTAAACTTACTGGGGGGTTAGTATACCGAACATATAATGAATATATCAATGGTATCACACCAGATACATCAGCTAACCCAGTATGGACATTTTTACAGGGGCTTACACTAACACCAAGCGGAACTATTATTTATAGCGTAACACCACAGTATAGTCAGTTACAGTCTAATAAGGTTTTACTATGTGAAGTAAACCTTTCAACACGCACGCTTATAAGAACAGCAATACTCCCACTTGCTCACTCAAACGCATTAGCTTTCAATAATGAAACAAATGAAATATATTCTGCATGTAGCAGTAGCTATAGTGGAGGAACACAAGTCGCAAATAATACTATATATGTAATTGATTACAGTACATTTTCAATTAAAAGAGCAATAACACCGCCAACAGAAATTACCTCGACAAACCGTGTAAGGTCAGTAAGTTATGACAATAAAAATAAAGTATTAGCTTATGGGGATAAATACGATATATGGTTGATGGAAAATGAGAACACCGTAGCTAAGCATATCATCTGTGATATGAGTGATACACTATCACCATACATTTCAGATAATTTTCAGAGCATTAAATACTGGGACGGAAAGATTTTTGTAAGTAGAACGATGCCTGGTGGTATCGCCGTATTCAATGAAGATGGTGACCTTATAAAAAACTATTTTGATATTCAAGTAACTGATAGTATATCTATCGGTGAATTAGAAGATTTTGAAATAGACAATGACGGTAACTTATATTTTGGAAGTGTACAACGCACCGCTTCGGAAGCTACGAACTTTTGGGACATCACTGTTTTTAAATCAAACATTTTTAAAGATGGGTTTAACGCACATTACAATCAGACTATAAAAACAAGCGGTTCTCAAGTATATGTTGATATTAACGCAAAAAATAACGGTTCGTTACAAATAGGAACACAAGAACACCCTTTTGCTCATATGCAACAAGCTATATTATATGGAAATAGTGTGTCATCATATGCAGGTATTGAGGTGAGGTGTTTATCAGATGGAGATTATCGCTTTATAGTCGGAAATGGTACAACTTATTTCCGTATTCAAGCAAATGGCCACAACTGTAAATTGCATAATATGTTTCTTAGGTCTGGGCGATGGTATATTACAGGGTTCAACGTAGATACAACTATTCTTGTGAATGAGCAATCCGAGAAATATAAAACAAATGTCGCAATAGGAAGACAAGCGGATGTGCACTTAAATAATTGCGTAATAGGAAGCTCAAGTGTAAAACAGGAATGCGGTATAAACATTGAGGGAAGTAAACTATACTTAGATAACTGTACAATCAATAACTTCATAAATGGCATAAGGTTACAAGGTGGCGCTATATTAAATATTTACGATGAAGATATCACAAATTGCAACTATAAGTATATGTGTACCGTAAGAGCCTGTGAAATAAATTCACAAGAAGATGTGTTAGATAACTTAAATCCTGCCGGTGTATTACCGCAATCGTATGGACATGCTGGTGATATTCATTTCAGCGATAATAATGGGACGGTCACAGTAGCCCCGATGCCAACTAGCGCACAACCTTTTATTGCTGTGTTTAGAATAGATCTACCGAGCGGAACTCC